CGAACCTGACGAGGTAGACAAAGAAGTTGCGGCGACTTTAGCCACAGCATACGCGCAAAACCCTGATAAAACGTCCAATAAAGTCACAAATAAACGTGCTGCGGCCCTAACACCCGCGTCTGTGCGCTTAACGAGCAATATTATCGACGAGTTTAACCACTCTGTTGTCGAATCTTCCAAGCAATTACGTAATTTGGTGACTAATAAGCTCGTAATTGAGTCCGAAAACCCTGATCCTCGTGTGCGAATGCGTGCACTAGAGCTTTTGGGTAAGATTTCAGACGTAGGATTGTTCACAGAGAAGTCTGAGGTGACGATCACGCACCAAACCACCGATGACATCAAGGAAAAACTACGTAGCAAGCTCGCAAAACTGGTAAATCCAGCGCCTGAGATCGAAGATGCGGTAGTTTTAACGCCTGAAGACCTAGATGTAGACGAAGAATTTGGGTTCGACGACGATGAATGACGGTTTAAACTTCAACGAGGCCGATATTGAGGTCATGCTAGCCAACTTAGACGCGTTTAGCACTGAGGAAGTGGCTGAAATTGACCGTATGGTGGACGAACTCCACACGAGAAGCACTAATAAAGCCGCGTATGATGACCTCATAGAGTTTTGCAAGCTAATGATGCCTGATTTTATAGTGGGTAAACACCACCGCATCCTTGCAAACATGCTAATGGGTATCGAACGGGGCGATAAAGACCGTGTTTGCGTGAATATACCTCCTAGACATGGTAAATCACAGCTTGTTTCTATCTTTTACCCTGCGTGGTTCTTGGGTAGAAACCCGGGCAAGAAGGTTATGATGGTGTCACACACCACAGACCTAGCGGTAGATTTTGGGCGTAAAGTACGTAACCTGATCGCTACAGATCAGTACCGTTCGATATTCCCTACAGTTCAATTAGCACAGGATAGTAAGTCAGCAGGAAGGTGGAATACAAATGTCGGGGGAGAATATTATGCGTGTGGTATTGGTTCTGCTCTGGCTGGCCGTGGCGCTGACCTACTGTTGGTGGACGATCCACATTCTGAGCAAGATGTAATTAACGGGAACTTTGGTGTATTCGAGAAAGCCTATGAGTGGTTTACATTCGGTGCTCGTACACGTTTGATGCCCGGAGGTCGTGTAGCAATCATACAAACGCGTTGGCACATGGATGACCTGACAGGTCGTGTTGTGCGTGACATGACACAGAACGAACGCTCCGATCAGTACGAAGTGGTGGAGTTTCCTGCCATATTAGACGTACGCAACAAGAAAACTAAGAAAGAAGTGCAGAAACCTCTGTGGCCTGAGTTCTTTGATCTTGAAGCCCTCCTCAGAACCAAAGCGTCAATGCCTACGTTCCAGTGGAATGCACAGTATCAACAGCAACCAACCGCAGAAGAAGCAGCTATTGTTAAGCGAGAGTGGTGGCAGGAGTGGACACACGAGACGCCGCCGCCCTGTGAATATATTATCATGTCGCTTGATGCCGCAGCCGAGAAGCACAACCGTGCAGACTATACAGCGCTTACCACATGGGGTGTTTTCTTGAACGAGGAAACCAATGCTTACAATATTATATTGTTAAATAGCATAAAACAGCGTATTGAGTTCCCAGAGCTTAAACAACTCGCAATGGAAGAGTACCAAGATTGGGAACCAGACTCGTTTATTGTGGAGAAGAAAAGTTCTGGGGTGGCCTTGTATCAAGAGATGCGGCGTATGGGCTTACCTATATCGGAGTATACCCCTCACAGGGGGTCTGGAGATAAAACGGCACGTCTCAACTCCGTAGCGGACATAATTGCGTCCGAACTTGTATGGGTGCCGCAGACTAGGTGGGCAGAAGAAGTTGTCGAAGAGATTGCAGGATTTCCATTTATGAGTAATGATGACCTTGTAGACTCGACAGTTATGGCCCTAATGCGGTTTAGACAGGGAGGATTCATACGCCTACCAACCGATGAACCAGACGAAGAACGGTTCTTCAAACAGCGCCGAGGCGGATATTATTAGGGGATTTAGCTATGGCTATTGAAAAAGGATTATACGCAACCCCAGAGGGTCTTGAGGGCGATCTGGAAGGTGTGGAAGAGATGGATGTATCTGAGTTGGAGATCGAAATAGTCGATCCTGAGTCGGTTACACTAGCAGACGGCGGCATGGAAATCACCATAATCCCCGGTGATGAGCTGGATTTTACCGAATTTGGCATGAATTTAGCTGAAGTTCTGGATGAGTCGCATTTGAATGAACTCTCCAGTGATCTTGTAGGTCAAGTAGGGGCGGATATAGAAGGTCGTAAGGACTGGGCAGACACATTTGTCAAAGGATTAGACGTTATAGGCTTCAAATACGAGGAACGTATGGACCCTTGGGAGGGCGCGTGTGGTGTAAACTCTACAGTTCTTGCAGAAGCAGCGATCAGATTCCAAGCAGAGGCTATGTCAGAGACATTTCCTGCATCAGGACCAGTAAAAACAAAGATTCTTGGTGAAGAAACCAAGGAAAAAGAAGAAGCCGCAGGCCGTGTAAAGGCCGACATGAACTACGAACTCACCGAAAACATGGTTGAGTACCGCCCAGAGCACGAACGGATGCTCTACAGCCTTGGATTAGCGGGTTCAGCCTTTAAAAAGGTGTATTTTGACCCTAATTTAGGCCGTCAGGCTGCTATTTATATCTCTGCAGAAGACGTGATTGTGCCTTACGGTGCGTCGAATATTGAGTCTGCAGAGCGTGTAACGCACGTAATGCGTAAGACTAAGAACGAATTGAAGAAGCTACAAGCTGCAGGGTTCTATAGAGATATAGACCTTGGAGAGCCAGAACCTTACCACACGGACATCGAAGAGAAGAAAGCCGAAGACGGCGGGTATTCGCTTACTAATGATGACCGATATGCCATTTATGAGATACACGCTGACCTGTTGATTGATGGGATTGATGATGACGATGGGATCGCTCGTCCGTACGTCGTCACTATAGAGCGTGGCAGTGGCGAAGTGCTGGCGATCCGTAGAAACTACGAGGAGGGTGACCCACTCACGCTCAAACGACAGCACTTCGTCCACTATGTATATGTGCCGGGATTCGGGTTTTATGGCCTTGGATTGATCCACATTATCGGTGGATACGCCCGTGCTGGAACTTCCTTGATACGTCAGCTTGTTGATGCTGGTACACTCTCCAACCTCCCGGGAGGGCTAAAGTCCCGTGGACTACGTATCAAGGGGGACGACTCACCAATCAATCCGGGCGAGTTTAAGGACGTAGACGTGCCGTCAGGGTCTATCCGTGACAACATCATGCCGCTACCTTACAAAGAGCCTTCACAGACGCTCCTAGCGCTTCTGAACCAGATTACGACTGAAGGTCGCAGATTGGGTGCGATTAGTGATATGGACATCTCGGACATGTCGGCTAACGCTCCTGTGGGCACTACACTAGCACTCTTGGAACGCACACTTAAACCTATGGCTGCGGTGCAAGCACGCGTACACTACGCGATGAAGCAGGAGTTTAAGCTACTCAAGGCTATCATGTCAGAGTATGCCCCCACAGAGTACGCGTACGTCCCGTACAGAGGCGAAGTGACCGCCAAGCGGGCAGACTACCTTATGGTCGATGTGATCCCTGTGAGCGACCCTAACAACTCTACGATGGCTCAACGGGTTGTGCAGTACCAAACAGTGCTCCAGATGGCCGCACAGGCTCCACAGATATATGACTTACCACAACTACACAGACAGATGATAGAAGTGTTAGGTGTGAAGAACGCAGACAAGCTCGTACCTACAAAGGACGATGCGAAGCCTACAGACCCTATCAGCGAGAACATGGACGCGTTGGTCGGCAAGCCGATGAGGGCGTTTATCTACCAAGACCACGAAGCTCACATCGCTACGCATACATCGTTTATGCAAGACCCGATGATGGCGCAAATGATCGGGCAAAACCCGCAGGCAAAACAGATTATGGCGTCTCTACAGGCGCATATTGCCGAACACCTTGGCTTCGCCTATCGCCAGAAGATAGAAGAGAAGCTAGGCGCACCACTACCCGCTCCGAACGAGGAGCTGCCAGAGGATATGGAAGTACAACTGTCACGTCTAGTAGCAGACGCAGGCAAGCAACTTACGCAGGCAAACCAGCAGCAAGCCGCGCAGCAAAAAGCTCAACAGCAGCAACAAGACCCTATTATTCAGATGAAACAGGCAGAACTGCAGATCAAGCAGTCAGAAGAGCAGCGTAAAGCCCAGAAAGACCAAGCCGACTCACAAGTTAAACAAGCTGAATTGAAGCAGAAACAGCAGAAAATGATGATTGATGCTAAGATAGCTTCGGAGCAGATCAACGTGGAGAAGGCAGAGTTAGCTATAGATGCCAAACGTCAAGGCGTCAAAGATGCTACAGCGAAACGTATAGAGGACAACAAGGTTGACCTTGAGCTTGCTCGCATGGCGCAGAACGCAAACAAAAACCCTAAAAAGGAGTCATAACATACAATGGCAAAAACCGTCTTTGACGTGCTGAAAGATAAAATCGACGGGGATATCTCGTCTGCACAGAGTTTCTTAACCGCGGGGTCACCTAAAGACTATGCGGAATTTAGAGAGGTTGTTGGCTTAATTCGAGGTCTCGGAGCCAGCAAGTCTTACATTGAAGACCTTGCGAAAAACTATATGGATGACGATAATGACTGAAGAACCAGTTAAAATCAGCGACGCTGAATTGGAGTTACAACTCCCAAAACCCGTAGGCTACCGCGTACTCGTAGCGCTACCACAACCAGAAGAAACCATATCAGGTACTTCTATCATCAAGACAGACACTGCTAAAACTCAAGACCACATTATGTCTATTATTGGACTTGTTGTGGACATGGGGTCAGCCGCATACGGAGACAAAGAGCGTTTCCCTGACGGACCGTGGTGTAAAGAAGGTGACTTTGTGATGTTCCGAATGAACTCGGGCACAAGGTTCACTATTGGTGGTATAGAATATCGGTTGATGAATGACGACTCTATTGAGGCAGTCGTTACTGACCCAACCGGAATACAGAGGGCATAAATATGGCATTTCAAAAAGTAGAATTTGAGTTTCCTGAAGATGAAACCGACAACGCAATGGCTATTGAGGAGACGAGTGCAGTTGAAATCGACATTACTGGCAAGAAAACTGCAGAAGACTTTGCAGCAGATGGAGCCGATGCTCCTGAAGTTGAAAGTGAAGCGGATACTGATGATAACGACGTTGAGATTGAAGTGGTCGATGACACGCCGAAAGCTGATCGTAACCGCAAAGCGTCTGATCCGCCAGCCGATGTTACAGATGACGAGCTGGAGGACTATTCTGATAAAGTCCGTAAGCGAATCCAACATTTTAGCAAGGGTTACCATGACGAGCGTAGAGCTAAAGAAGAAGCTGTACGGCAAAGTCAGGAGCTTGAACGTGTCACTCAACAGCTTATGGAAGAAAACAAAAAGCTAAAGGGTAATGTAAACAAGAACCAAACGGCGTTACTCGAGCAGGCTAAGAAGAATGCTTCCATTGAAACAGAGGCAGCTAAACGAAGCTATAAGGAAGCGTATGAATCAGGTGATTCCGATGCTGTCTTAGAAGCGCAAGAAAAGCTAACAAATGCTAAGTTAAAGTCCGAAAGACTAGCAAACTTCAAAATACCTGCTTTACAGGAAACACAAACCCCTGTACAACAGGAAGTAGAACAGACCGCCCCGGCAGTACAAGTCGATGATCGGGCCGCAGATTGGCAAAAGAACAATTCGTGGTTTGGTAGCGATGATGAGATGACAAGTTTAGCGCTGGGGTTGCATAATAAACTTGTCAAACAGGGCGTAAGCCCGCAAAGCGATGAATACTACGAGACGATTGACTCTCGTATGCGTCAGGTCTTCCCAGATAACTTTGAGGAGATCGAACCGAAGCGAAAGAAGACCCAAGTGGTTGCTCCCGCAACGCGGAGCACAGCACCTAAGAAAGTTACGTTGACACGTACTCAGGTTCAAATCGCTAAACGGTTGGGGCTAACGCCCGAACAATACGCCAAACAGGTTGCAATAGATATGAGGAAACAAAATGGCTGAGAATCGGATTAACCGTGAACTAGAAACCCGCGAACGTACAGTTCGTAAAAAGGCTTGGCAGCGCCCAGAGGTGTTACCATCTCCTAATCCCGAGCCGGGATATAACTTTCACTGGGTACGCGTTAGTACGCAGGGTCAGGTTGACGCCACCAATGTTTCTTCAAAACTTCGAGAAGGTTGGGAGCCAGTAAAAGCGTCGGATCATCCAGAAATTACCATTGTTGCTATTGAGCAAGAACGCTTTAAAGACAATGTAGTTATCGGTGGTTTGATGTTGTGTAAGGCTCCAGTCGAAATGATTGAAGAACGAAACGCCTATTATAACGATCAGGCACAAGCTCAGATGTCATCTGTAGACAACAACTTTATGAGAGAAAATGATCCTCGTATGCCGTTGTTTAATGAACGGAAGACGAAGGTTACTTTCGGTAAAGGAACTTAAACTTAGGAGCTTTAGATGGCTTATCCTTCTGTTAGCGGGCCTTATGGCCTGATTCCAGTAAAATTACTAAGCGGCACTCCCTTCGTTGGGGGCGTATATCGTCAAATGAATATTGCCAGTGGTTACGCTACTAGCATTTTCTTTGGTGACGCCGTTAAAGTGGTTACTGGAGGCACCGTTGAGCGTGATACGTTCGACGCTGCAATGACACCTGTTGGTGTTTTCATGGGTTGTAAATACACTGATCCAAACTTGGGTTATGAATTATACAGTCAATCTTACCCTGCGGGCACAGTTGCAAGCGACATTCAGGCTTACGTAGCAGATGCTACTGACCTGTTGTTCAAAGCCGCTGTTGTTTCTTCGGGTACAACTATTGGTGATTTAGCACAAACTGATATCGGTGCGAACGTAGCAGGCGTAGACAACACAGGGGACTCGACTTCGGGTAACTCGCGTGGCGCTATTTCTGACACATCAGCGACAACAGCAACGTTGCCGTTCCGCATCATCGGTTTGGTTGAAGAGACCAAAAACTCAAGTGGTGGTTACACTGAAGCCTACGTTAAATGGAACGCAGGTCACCAGTATAACAACACCACTGGCGTATAAGGAGATTAAATAATGGCTATTTCACGCGCCCAGCTACTTAAAGAGCTGCTCCCCGGCCTGAACGCATTGTTCGGAATGGAATACGCAAAATATGGCGAAGAACACGCTGAAATCTTTGAAACTGAATCGTCAGATCGGTCTTTTGAAGAGGAAACTAAACTATCCGGTTTCTCAGCAGCGCCAGTTAAAGGTGAAGGTTCTGCGATTGAGTATGACAATGCTCAAGAAGCATGGACTGCACGCTACACACACGAAACAGTTGCAATGGGTTTCTCAATTACTGAGGAAGCTATCGAGGATAACTTGTATGACTCATTGTCATCTCGTTATACTAAAGCACTGGCTCGTGCGATGGCGTACACGAAGCAAGTTAAGGCTGCAGCAATCCTTAACAACGCCTTCGCCGCAGGCACCACATATGGTGACGGTAAATCCTTGTGTGCTACCGATCATCCATTAGTATCTGGTGGATCAAACTCCAACACGCCAGCAGTAGCGGCTGACCTCAACGAGACATCTCTTGAAGCAGCAGTTATTCAGATCGCAGGTTGGACAGACGAACGTGGTTTGCTTATTGCATCACAGCCACGTAAGTTGATTATCCCACCAGCACTACAGTTCGTGGCAACTCGTCTCCTAGAGACAGAAGGTCGTGTCGGTACTGCCGATAACGATTTGAACGCACTACGCAATAACGGGTCAATCCCTGAAGGCTATGCGGTCAACCACTATCTGACAGACACTAATGCGTGGTTCTTGATGACTGACGTACCAAATGGTCTGAAGCACTTCACTCGTGCGCCTATGGCGACTTCGATGGATGCTGATTTCGATACAGGCAATAGCCGCTACAAAGCCCGTGAGCGTTACAGCTTCGGTGTATCTGACCCATTAGGTATCTTTGGTTCGCCCGGAGCGTAAGCAGGTCACATAGACTAAGTTAGGGGCTACTTCGGTGGCCCCTTTCTTTTTGTTGACATATCACGTTATATGGTGGTAGATTGTTAATAATCGGGAACATCCCGTGAATCTGACAGGCCCGACTGACGACATGCAGACAGATTCACTTAACTCGCATGTGAGGATATATTCATGGCGAATACTACATTTTCAGGTCCAGTGACCTCAACCAACGGTTTCATTGGTGATATCGTTGTTCCAACATACACAGTTGCAAACGCACCTTCAGCTTCAGCGGCTGGCGCAGGTACAGTTGTGTTTGTTTCAAACGGCGCAGCAGGTGCAGCAATTTTGGCTTTCTCTGACGGAACAAACTGGAAGCGTTCTGACACTGGTGCTACAATCGCAGCATCGTAAGGAGGTGAAGCATGAGTGATCGGTTTCAACCTCCAAGCAAAGAAGAACTAGCAGCTCGAGGAATCGGTGTTGTTAAAGTTCGTGCACGAAAAGAAGACGGCACGCTTAAAGCGGATGATCCTTCTACACCTGATGTAAATGAGGCGTGGGAAGAAAAACCAGCTAAAAAACGTGGTCGTCCTTCAAAAAAGAAGGATTAGCATATGTCTTCTGATGTATTAACCAAGCGTGTAACTGGTACGGGTTCGTTGGCTGTAGGCCCAGCGCGAGTACGTCAGGTACAAGTTTTAACAAGCAGCGGTGGCGCAGGACGCCTTACACTTACTAATGGTAGTGGTGGCACAACTGTATTAGACCTAGATTTTCTGGCTTCTGATTCGCACTCTGTAAATATCCCTGATGACGGTATTCGTTGTAGTTCAGACGTGTATGTTTCTGCGGCTACAAACATCACTGCCATCACGTTTTTCTACAGTTAGGAGCGTGTTATGCGGGCATATTATAAAAAAGGTGGGGGCGTAAAATCTCCCGCTTGGACTCGCAAAGAGGGTAAAAGTGAGTCTGGTGGACTGAACGCTAAAGGCGTTGCCAGCTATCGAAAAGCTAATCCCGGCAGTAAATTAAAGACCGCGGTTACTACAAAACCCAGTAAACTTAAAAAAGGCTCTAAAGCCGCCAATCGGCGGAAGTCTTTTTGTGCCCGTATGAAGGGCATGAAGAAGCGCAATACGAGCGCAAAAACTGCAAACGACCCCGATAGTCGTATAAACAAGAGCTTACGGAAGTGGAATTGTTAGATGGCTATCAGTCGTACGCAGATGAAGAAACAAATTCAATCGTCTCCTTCTAAACTATCGCAACAGCGTAAGAAAGAGGCCGCGAAAAAACGAAAAAAGGAACTTAATGCCTTACCTAACAAGTAGTATTCCGTATTTCAAAGCATGGGTGCGGAGGGAGTATACGAAAAATTTAGAAGGTTATCACGGAGAGTTTTTACACGCTATGGTCGTTGCCGTAACTACAATGCCTAATCGGACGTTGAGCTTCCAAGTGATATTCACTGGGTGCGAGTCTGATGACACCGATGAACCTAATGTTCATGGTGGAGCTATGTGGGCACGTCTACCGCTCACGGCTCTTGTTGCTGACACTCCGCTTGAAGAATGGCCTACAGAGCTTCCCGCTTATTTAGCACAGCCTTGGGATTGTATGTCTCATACGCACAGTGTGTATAAGATAGAACGTGCATCCCCTGCACCGTGGATAGCTAAAGTAGATGGCGAGTTTTACCCTGCCAAGTATTATTTTACCGTGGACTATACTGATAATGAAGTGGCTGACGACCCAGCACAACACAAGCAAAGTCATATACTTGAGTTGTTAGACGCTGGAGAGTACACAGGTAACATAGTAGCATTACCAAATAATCGGGTTCGCGTTACGCACCCTGCGTGGTTTGAAACAGGCCAAGGTGCCCCAGACTTCAAACCAAACCAACATACTTATAACTCAAAAGAAGATGTAGATTACGTATGGGATACTGAAAGAGTGTTCAACAATCTTTACAAGGAGACAGATCAATGATGAAGAAAAAAGGTTACAAAGCAGGCGGCAAGATGCCTAAAAAGAAAATGGGCGGCGCACCTATGAACTCACCACGCCCTAGAATGCGCCCAAGCAGCGCACCTATGAGTTCGCCACGCCCTAGAATGCGCCCAAAAGGTATGGATGCTACTCCAGAAGAAATTGCAGCGTTAGAGCGTGGCAACCGTATGCAAATGATGGAAGGCCGTGAAAACGAAGAAATTCGTAAAGGCGAAGCCGCTATGAAAAAAATGAAGGGCATGAAAGCTGGTGGTATGGCTAAGAAAGGTTACAAAAAAGGTGGCAAAATTCGTGGTTACGGCTTGGCTCGTGGCGGCAAAGTTTGCAAGATGCGCTAATGCGTAGGTATTACAAATCAGGCGGTAAAATATGTTCCAAGGGTAAGTCTTGGGCTAAACGTACGTTTGATACTTATCCTAGCGCTTACGCTAATATGGCTGCATCTAAGTATTGCAAAGACCCTAATTATGCTAAAGGTAGCAAGAACAAAAAGAAGAAAAGCTGATGGGTGAACTAAAAAAATGGCGGGACCAAGACTGGGTTAGGGTTGGTACTGACGGCAAGATAAAAGGCGCGTGTGGGACTTCTAAAGATAAGAAGAACCCAGATCGTTGTTTACCGCGTAGTAAAGCTAATAGTCTGAGCAAGGGCGAACGTGCTACTACAGCTAAGAAAAAGAAGCGCGAAGGCGCTAAAGGCAAGACTGTAGTAAAAAACACAAAAGCTGCTACAGTAAAGTTAGCAGGTGGCGGGTTAGCTCGCCGTAAACGTGATATTGCTCGTGGGTGTGGGGCTGTCATGGAAGATAGACGTAAAGCTACGTTGTACACTTAGGAGATTGTTATGGCCACATCGGGCACCACAGCGTTTAATATGGACTTCACGGAGATCGCGGAAGAAGCGTGGGAACGTGCAGGACGTGAGATGCGTTCGGGGTATGATTTACGCACTGCTAGGCGCTCTATGAATTTAATGACTATTGAGTGGCAGAACCGTGGCATTAACATGTGGACGATTGATTCTGGCACAGTAAACCTTGTTGATGGTACTTCTAGGTACGCGTTACCAGCCGATACCATTGATTTGCTTGAACACCAAATACGTACCAACAACGGTAATCCCTCGACACAATCTGACCTAACTATAAGCAGAATAAGTGTAAGCACGTACGCAGCTATACCTAACAAGTTAACACAAGGGCGTCCTATACAGCTTTACGTGGAACGATTAAGAGATGCGCCGCATGTAAATGTGTGGCCTGTACCAGACAATGACGACTACGTACTGTATTACTGGCGTATGCGCCGTATCGAAGACGCAGGAGCAGGAGCACAGACAGCGGACATGAACTTCCGTTTCTTTCCATGCCTTGTTGCTGGATTAGCTTATCACATTGCTATGAAAGTCCCTGAGTTAGTTGATCGTATACCAATGTTAAAAGCTGTTTACGACGAACAGTTTGAGATGGCTGCAAGTGAAGATCGAGAAAAGACAGCGGCACGTTTTGTGCCTCGAATTGCTAGGATTGGCTAATGGGTACTAGGTTCGCCTCTTCTCAAAAGGTTAACGCACTCTGCGATGTGTGTGGGTTTCAGTACAAGCTACGGGAACTTCGTAACCTGTTTGTTAAGGGACGAGATACAAATATAAAGGCATGCCGCGAGTGTTGGAGTCCTGATCAGCCGCAGTTACGGTTAGGTGAGTTTCCTGTAAATGACCCACAGGCTATACGCGATCCACGCCCTGATCAAAGTTTAGGGCCGTCAGGAGACTATAGTAGTCGTGGTATTCAATGGGGTTGGAACCCTGTTGGTGGAGGTGATGACCCATTTGGGCTTACACCTAACGATTTAGTAGGTACTGGTCAGGTAGGCCAAGTTACCATAAGTATAACATAGGAGATGAATAATGGCTAAGAAACTAAACAAAGGTTTAACAGCTTTAAAGAAAAAAAGACCTGATGTCGTTACACAAATGGGTTTTAAAAAAGGTGGTATGACCAAAAAAGGTTATGCCAAAGGTGGTAAAATCAAGGTACGCGGTACAGGCGCAGCTACCAAGGGTTTGTACGCACGGGGGCCAATGGCGTAAGTTATGAATTATACCGAGCTGAAAACTAACATTGAAGACATCTGCGAGAACTCGTTTACAGATGACCAGCTCGCTATGTTCACACAGCAGGCTGAACAGAAAATATATAACTCAGTGCAAATACCTGCGCTGCGTAAAAACGTGGCAGGTACGTTAACGGCGAGTAATAAGTATTTGTCTTCACCCGCAGATTTTTTATATAGCTACAGCCTTGCTGTGGTAGATGATAGTGGTGTGTATCATTATCTTCTTAACAAAGATGTCAACTTCATGCGAGAAGCATACCCTAATCCAACATCAGAGGGGTTACCAAAACACTATGCTTACTTTGACGACGACACAATTATCCTCGGACCTACCCCAGACAGCGCCTACACAATGGAGTTACATTATGGATATTATCCTCAATCCATCGTTGTGGCTAACAATACATGGCTTGGGGACGAGTTTGATTCTGCTCTACTTAACGGTGCGCTTATCGAAGCGATACGATTCATGAAGGGGGAACAAGACATTGTTGCAATGTACGAAAAGCTGTACTTGCAGGCAATAACGCTGTTGAAGGGACTCGGAGACGGCAAATTACGTGAAGACGCATATCGCTCGGGACAATTCCGAGTGCCAGTAAGTTAAGGAGACAGAAATGGCAATTACACAGGCAATGTGTACATCCTTCAAAGTCGCTCTATTAGACGGCGAGATGGATTTTAGCAGTAACACATCACAAACTTTTAAGATCGCTTTATATACAAGTTCAGCTACATTAGGTGCAGCTACAACAGCGTATGCAACGACGAACGAGGTATCAGGTACAGGATACACTGCAGGAGGTAATACACTTACTATCTCTGCTAATCCTGCATCATCAGGTACTACGGCGTTCTTGGACTTCGCAGATACTACGTGGACTGACGCCACAATTACAGCTCGTGGGGCGTTGATTTACAAGGTTGGCGGTACAAACCCTGCGGTTGCTGTGCTCGACTTCGGAGCAGATAAAACTTCTACAGCGGGTGACTTTCAAGTTCAGTTCCCCACAGCGGACGCTACAAACGCTATTGTACGTATCGCTACTCCGTAAGGTGGCTAGATGCCGTCTTCAGTAGAATATATAGGTTGGGGTTCAGGTGCTTGGGGCCAAACGGCTTGGGGCACTAGCCTAACTATTGTCTCTGTTGATGGTGTAGCCGCCGAAGGTGCTATTGGGTCTGTATCGGTTGATGCGGAAGCTAATGTAGTAGTCACGGGCGTAGAAGCCGATGGACACGTAAATGTTGTAGGTATTGACGCCGAGGCGGATGTACTTGTTCAGGCTGTTCGCGCAGTAGGTGAAATCGGTACAGTCACGGTTAGCGCTGCCGCAGAGATACCAGTAACCGGAGTAGAAGCTGATGGTGCATTAGGCACTGTCACTATGACCGGAACAGCGAATATTTTCCCAACAGGTGTAGAAGCTGACGGCGAAATTGGTACAGCCACAGTTGACGCGGAAGCTAATGTATCCGTTACAGGTGTAGGAGCTGATGGTGCTGTAGGTACAGTTGTTATAACTGGTACAGCTAACGTGTCACCTACAGGCGTAGAGGCTGACGGAGCAATAGGAGACGTGTTTATTGCTCTCGGAATTGTTGTATCAGTTACGGGATTGCAAGCGAACGCAAAACTTGGTAGTGTAGTCGTATCAGCTAACGCAGATATATCTGTTACAGGGCTTGCAGCTACGGGAATTATTGGCT